ATCTAGATGTATAAATGGATTGCCTGTGTTTTCACTTGTGGTGTTAAACCACTCAACTCCATCTCGATAGGAAACTTGCTCATAATCATACTTAGGATATACCTTGTAAAAAGTATCTTTGTATTTTTTATGATTTGGAATCTCGCTGACGTAAATTGTAGTTGGAAAGATATTAAATATTTGTCTACCCATGATTTTGCACGACTCCCCATGATGTTATTAGATATTTGTCGCCACCTATGGGTGGATTTCCTCGATGAGTGTGTGTAAATCCTGCAGGGAAAATTAATACATCACCCTTAACAGCTTTTTCTCTACGATTTTGATATAAAAATTCTGTTTCACCACCTTCAAAGTCATCATTTAAATATAATTGTATGACAAATTGTCTCTGACAGTATGTAACTGAACCATTTTCATGATGCCAAGCATGAAATCCACCACCAATCGGTATTTTTTTTACTTTTAAATCATAAACTAAAAATTGTTGTCCATTTAAAATATTAAATGTTTCAAGATATTCTTCTACGCAAGGTTTAAATCTAGGAATAATCTCCTCTGATAGATAACTATATGCAGGTAAATCGTAGTGAAAACAACAGTTTACAGATTTATGATCAACATAACTACTTGTTCTCTTATCATGTGTTAATTCACTATTTTTATCAAATAAATCTATGTAATTGATATATTCATCACATTCTTCTGCTGAGAAAGCTCCAGTATATCTTCTTATTAATTCAAATTCAGATGCCATACGCAGAAAATAATACTAATTATAGCACAAAAAATTAAAAATGTAAACTTACTCTACTCCAGTAGCGTTTGTAACTCCAATTATAGTTGCACTAGGATCGGAATTTATTTGTATTCCAGATAAACCACTACTTCTTCTTATCGCTGCTCCTCTCGGACCTGCAGCACCAGGCGAATTACCTCCCGTACCCGCTTGGGCATCAGTATTATTTGGAAAACCACCGAATCCACCAGTAGCACCACCAGCTTGACTTTGGTTATCACCTCCACCTCCACCGCCACCACCAGTGGTTAGTGTGCCAGCACTACCAGGACTTCCACCTGCATCAGAAGGGTTTGAACCATCACCAGAACCACTGGGTACTGGACCGCCAGGACCACCAAGTCCAGGTGGGGATCCTGCACCACCACCACCTCCACCTCCAGAGGCTCTTCTATCTTTACCTTTATCAGTTTGACGGCCACCGCCACCGCCACCGCCTCCACCAAATCCACATCGGAGTAGAGCACCAGCAGCGATATTAACAGTTATGTTCGATGATTGAATTCCTAAACAACTGGTACCTGCTTTACCAGCTTTTTCTGCTGCTGTTGGAGAACCTGAAATTCCATTTTGACCACTACCACCATTACCTCCAGATCCAAACAATTGAGTGCTACCACCAATATCAACTGAAACTGTGGATGTTGAATCCCATGTTCCTGTTCTCAATGCACATCTGTTTATATTAACTTTATCAGAGTTAAATCTTTTATTTACATTGATATAAATTCTACTTCCATCTTCCTTTTTTGGTCTAAATCCACCGATAACAGTAACAGCATTGTTACCCCATTTATCATTCTTAGCAATAATTCTATTTTCTTGTCCTCCAGAATGACAATCAACCACGATATTAAGTTGTTTACCATAAAAATCACTAAATTTAATTTCACCTGAAGTTGGTATATTAGTATCTAAAGGTAATGCTGGTAAAGTTGAATTATTACCTACAGTTTGAGATATCCTGTAATCACCAAGTGACCGACTACCATTTTGACCAAATTCAGTCTCAATTTCTCCAAACCCTAGTTGACTTCCAGAAGATTTTATAGTCATTAGTTACAATCTTGCCATGCAGATCCATTAAAGACCTGTAGTTTATTAGTGCTTGTGTTGTATATTACAGCACCAGCAACAACATTTTGTAAATTTCCTCTTCCCGATGTTGATACTTTGGGTGGTAACATAAATCTCGCTGTCGATACACCTGCATTAGAGAAGTCAACAGAACTTCCCATTTTATCTTGACCAACACTTAATACTTTAAATATTGCTACACAATTACCTGCGGATATGTCAGCGATGGCTGGCGATGGACTTGCATCGTTAATCTCTGCTGGTGTAGTTTGTTTAAATCCAACCTCGCCAGTTGATCTTACAAATACTCGACTGGGATTACCTGAAATCTGAACAGGATTTATTTCAACTACATCATTACTAGCTCGAACACTTGTAGCTGTACCACCACCAATCGCTAATAAATCAGTTTGTAAAGTATCTGAAAAAGTGCCGATACCTCCTATTGTCATATTGTTAAACGTTGATATACCCGTAGATGCATTAACATTTCCGTCAAGATTACCAGTGACTTTTCCTGTTAGGGTACTTATGACTGCGGTGGCACTAACTAAATTATCAACATTTACGCTATTTCCAACTGTAACTGTACCTGTAATTGTTGCTCCTCCAACAACATGAAGTTCATCCGAAGGATTTGTAATTCCAATTCCGAGTGAGCCACCTATTCCTGTAAGTGTCATTAATTTAGCACTATTCGCACCACGATGCCAAATAAAATCTCCCTCTACTGCTGCGGGATTATTAGCACTTAAATGATAATTGAAGTTACCTGTGCTGTAATTAATAATATCTAATGATTTAGATGAACTGAAATTAAATCCTGGACCACCACCAAATCTTATTTCACCAGCATTTATTTTTTGTAATGCGGGTTCTCTTCCAAAACTTAAACCAGCGATACCTGTTTCACTTGTGATTTGTATTTCTGCGTTACCAGATTTTCTAAGTTGTATATCATTTGCAGGAGCTTCAGTTGATCCAACTCCCAACTTTGTTGCGTGAACTGTTGTAGCAGCACCAACGTAATTCAAATCATAATTTTCAGTACCAGTTCCAACTCTACCACTTGATTCTACATTTAGTAACTCCCACCACTGACCTGCATGTGCAAAATATAATGCTCCTGTTGAATGAACATGAGCTACTGCACCATGATAAGAACCTGCAGATGGTAAGTCTGCCATATTGGAGTATAAAAATGGTAATACGTTATTAGTTGCTGCACCTTCTACTCTACCTGAAAATGTTGATACTCCAGATACACTTAAATTATCTAAGTTAGTATGTCCATCTACATCTAAGTCTGAATTAATATCGACAGCACCTGCTAAAGTAGTTACACCAGTAACACTTACATTATCCAAATCAGTATGACCATCAACATTTAAAATACCTGAACTTGGAATTGATACAGTTCCAGTTGAGTTTATCTGAAGTCTTTCGTTAGATGATGATGTTCCTTGTGTGAAAAATTGAATACTACCAGAGTCTTCCGCTACTATTCTTATAGGACCTGTTCCTCTATGTCTAAAATCAGAAGTAGTATTAGCACCCCCATCATTTCTCAATATTCTTAAACCATAATCTATATAAGTAGAATCACCAACTAAATCAATAAATGCATTATTATTTCCAACAGTTCCACCAATCGAAACACTTGTATTATTTCCCGAATTTAAGAATACGCCATTACCTCTTACATCTAAGTCTGAGTTAATAAGAACGTTACCAGAAATAGTAGTCGCACCTGTGATATTACCAGTTAAATCTCCAACGAAAGATGTTGCAGATATAATACCAGACGCATTTACATTTCCAGCAGAACTTATACCAACTCCTTTCTGACCAGCATCAACATTATTACCAACTTGCATACTGGTTCTTGGATCTGTGGTAGCGATACCAACGTTGCCTCCAGTATTAAAAATACTTGTATATCCTAATCCTACATCAACATCTTGCCATTGTGAGGTTGGCATACCCTGTAAAAATCTAGCATCACCGAAGAATGTTACTATTCCTGAACCCTGTGCTGTTATAATACCACTCTTTATACTGACTCCAGCACCAATAATTTGTGTTGGGTCTAGAGTTGTTATCGTTACTACACCTATACTTCCACTTGTAATACTTGTAAAACCACTGATGATAGCATTACCACGAACATCAAGAGCTTCACTTGGTATTGTAGTTCCAATACCCACCAAGCCAGTAGAGGT